AGTGGTGATTTAATCGTAGGAGGTTCAACTACATTTGGTGATTCAACTGCTGTTACTCATCAATTTACAGGCTCTATAAATGCATCAGGTAGTTTAGTATTAGGTGATCTTGGAGATAGATTTTTTATAGACCCACAAGGAGCTGGTGGACAAGTTCACATAGGAACATCAACAAATGATTTATTATTGTTCAAAGCGAATGGTAATAACGCTTTGTCAATCAATACAGGTGCAGCAGCTTTATTTTATCAATCGGTTGACATTAGAGGTAATACACACATTGGTTCTGATGGAGCAGGTAATTTAAATGTTAGTGGACACATAACCGCAAGTGGAAACATGAGTGGTTCAGCAACCACAACTGGCTCAATGGGTTCATTAAAAATAGATGGTGCTTCTGTAGATTTTACTGGATTACCAACCTCTGACCCAAGCATAGCTGGAAGACTTTACAACGATAGTGGAGTTTTAAAAATATCTGCTGGATAATATTAACTTTCTTTATATTTATATATGATGAATAATATCTTTTAATGGAGAAAAATAGTGTCAAAATTTGTATTTTTATATGAAGACCCAACATTTGGAAATGAGGTGGTTGGAAACACACCATATGGAATATATGATAATGATTTAGAATTTCAAAACGATAGTGTTAATGTGTGTAAATATGTGGCTAGAAAACTTGGACATCCTGTTATGCAATTAGAATTTAATAGTGGTTCAATATTTGCTACATTTGAAGAATCTATTTCAGAGTATTCACAACAAATAAATCATTACAATATGAAAAATTGGTTATGGGAACATTATGGTTCAACCAATAGAGAGAGTGGTTCAACTTATTCACAAATGGGGACACATGAACCTGAGTCTCCACACATGGGAACAACATTTCTTTTATCAGAACAATATGGTGAAGCTGTTAAAGTTGGTGGTGGTTTAACTCTTTATAGTGGTTCAATAACACTTACGGGTAGTAAACAAGTGTATGATTTAGAAACTGAATCCACTTTAACTGGTTCTCACTCTGGTGAGAGATTAGAAGTACAACGAGTTTTTAATCAAGGTCCTGCTGCAATAACAAGATTTTATGACCCATTTGCTGGTTCATTTGAACAAAGACAAATGTTAGATTCATTTGGATTTGGTAATGTGGCTCCTGCGGTTTCATATATTTTAAGACCAATATCATACGATATAGCTAGAGCACAAACCATTGAAACAAATGATTTGATTAGAAAATCAGCGTTTTCATTTGAATTAATCAATAATGAATTAAGATTATTTCCAAGACCAACGACAGATGATGATGGTAGTAAAATATATTTTCAATATTATGTAAGAAATGATAAATCATCAACGAATAGGACATATACGAATAGTAAAGTATCTGATCCATCAAATGCTCCGTATAAATTCATAACATATTCAGAAATAAATTCAGCAGGAAGACAGTGGATTAGAAAATATACATTAGCATTGGCAAAAGAATTACTTGGAATAATAAGAAGTAAATATGCTGCACTACCACTCCCAAATGGTGAAGTTGGATTAGATGGTGAGGCTTTAAAAGCTGAGGGTAGGGAAGAAAAGAATGCCGCTTTAGAGGAGTTAAAAGAATTTTTAGAATCTGTTTCATTAACAGAAAAATCAAAAGCAGAACAAGAACAAGCTGAAGCTCAACAACAAGTATTGAATAAAGCACCTTTAAACATTTACATAGGTTAGGAGATTAAAGTTGGCTAATAGACCATTTTTTGTACCACAAAAAGAAATCAATTTATTTGATGTGATGAATGAGGAGCTCATTGATGATATTGTTGGTCAAACCGTAGATATCTATAAAGTTGAAATTGATGAAACAACAGCCAATGTGTATGGTGAGTCAGCCACTAAATATTTTGGCACTGGATTTAGAGTTAATTGTTTAATATTATACAATGAACCAACAATTGAAATAGAGGATGGAGTTGGTCCTGATTTAAACACATCTATTGAAATGTACTTTCATAGAACATCATTAGAAGAAGCTAATTTTCATCCAGAAATTGGAGATATAGTGGATTGGAATGATTTTTATTGGGAAATAAATGGAACAACAGAACCACAATTAATAGCTGGACATCAAAACTTTAAACATCAAATTAAAGCAACAGCTCACAGAATGAGATTGTCATCATTACAAATAGAAGAAAGACCAAGATAAAATGGCTGTTAAACAAATATTTGGTAAAAAGATAACAAAGATAGACCCAAGAAATCCAAACTATATACAACCAGACGAAGAAGTAGAAGAAATAAGTGGTAATGTGGTTGAACAAGAAGACGTTTATGGAGAGAAAAAATACTACTATAGACCTGAACCAAATGGTAATCTTCAGATGGAACAGATGATGGGTAAGATATTGAATAAATTAGATAATGTGGGAACTGCTGATAAAAGTCAAACAGGAGTTGCACCAATAGAAGTGGATATAAAAAGAGAAATTTCTATTTCAAAGGTTGATACAAGTGCTGTAAAATCACAAGAATTTAAAGGTAAGGTAAAGAATAAAAAAAATCAACTTAAGGCATTAAGACATAAAAAATTATATCAAAAACAAATGGGGAATAAATAATGGGTGTTAAACCAATAACGAATAAACAATTAGTTGATAAGTCTACCATTAGGAGAGATGAACAACGCTCGTTTAGAGATATGAGTTTAAGAGGTAATCGTGAACAAACCTTTACACCTGGTATGAATTTCGATAAAAACTTCGCTGTAACTCTAAAAGATGTTGATACATCTGTTATGAATTACATAAAGGATGTCATTAGACCATCCATACGAGAAGCCAATGAAACCATAAAAGTTCCGATACTTTATGGTAATGAAGAAAGATGGAATAATGTTAGAAGAAGAGGAGTGTTGAGAGATAGGAATAATACAATAATCTTACCTGTAATTGTGTTGAAAAGAACATCAGTTGAAAAAAATACAGAATTAAGTCAAGGGTTTGAACATGATGTACAGAGAAAATATGCTGAAGTGTTGAGAAAACCACAATGGAGTAAGAAAAACAGATATGATAGATTTTCTGTTCAAACAAATAAAAAGCCAACATTTGAAAATCTTGTCACAACAATGCCGAATTTTGTAAACATCTCGTATGAATTTGTTTTACTTACATCATATATGGAACAAATGAATACATTGATTGAAGAATTTGTAGAACATAGTAATAATTATTGGGGTGATGGAGAGGATTACAAATTCCTATCAACAGTTGAATCCATATCCGATGCGTCGGAAATGGCTACTGATTCTGAAAGAATAATTAAATCAACATTTTCAGTAATTACAAAAGCTTATTTATTACCTGAATATACAAACTCTGTAATTACAAATAAAATATCACAAATCAGAAAAGAAATTACACCTACACGAGTTGTGTTTGGTTTTGAAGGTGATGCCACAGATGAACAAGTGGGAAAATAAATCACTTTTTTGATTTTTATATATATATTTATATAAAAACAAACGGAGGTTATATATGTCAGATCCAATAAAATTTACAGAAGATGAAATGAAAAAAATAAAAGAATTTCAAGAATCTTATGTAACAATTCAACAAAATTTAGGACAAATCTCAATATCTGAGTTGAGATTAAACCAACAATTAAAAGCTTTAGGTGAGTCTGAAGTTGAATTGAAAAATAAATTTGTTGAAGTTCAACAAGACGAAAAATCATTCATAGAAGAAATCACTAAAAAATATGGTGATGGAACACTAGATCCTAATTCAGGACAATTTATTCCGAATAAATAAAATAAATATTAGTGTTTTGAACTTTAATCATATATTTATATATGAATAATCCTATCTAAATAGGGTGAAAGAAAATTTTATCTTGATATCAAATTATAATTTATAGGGAGACCCTCCATGGCAGAGAAAATCATCAGTCCCGGTGTATTTACCAAAGAAGTCGATCAAACATTTTTACCAGCCGCAATTACTGAAATAGGTGCAGCTGTTGTAGGTCCTACGGTAAAAGGACCAGCTTTAGTACCAACCGTAGTATCATCATTTTCAGAATATCAAACATTGTTTGGTGATTCTTTCAAAAGTGGTTCAGAATCATATCAATTTTTAACATCACATACAGCACAAAGTTATTTAGAAAACGCATCACAATTAACCGTTGTTAGAATATTGGATGGTGATTTTTCACCAGCAACTGCTAGTGTTTTCACAAGTGGCTCTGTAACGGTTGGTGTGGGATTCGCAACAGCTTCTTTTGCAAGTATAAATAATGAAGAAAGTATGGAGATTATTGTTAGTAGTTCTGGTGTTGCAACAGGAACTCCCGAGATTGCATCTACAAGATTTATAGCTCAAGCAAATCCATCAGAAGATGCTTCCGATGATACTGTTAGATTTTTCAAGTTAGGGGATGATATATCTGCAACCAACACTAATTTTGCAACTGAATTTAACGCCATGTCTAAATTTGCAAACTTTACTGCAAGTGGGTCTAATAATTTAATTTCATTTTCAGGATCTATTGCAGGGACTACAAATAATGGATTATTTATAGGTAGTGGTTCAGGAGCACAAGCGACACAGGTTTCAATGTCAGGAGGAACAGATTCAGCTGGAACTTCAGTGGTTGGTTTTGAGCTTGAAACATTAGCGGATGGGGCTATATTGAATAATTCATCTACAACAACAACCACTAATAATATATTAGAAAGTGGTTCAAAAGATAATTTAAGATTTGAAGTTTCAAGTGTAAATGAGAAAAAGGGAACATTTAGTCTTTTAATCAGAAGAGGTGATGATAGTATTAAGAGAAAACAAATTCTTGAAACTTATAACAATGTTTCATTAGATCCAAATGCTAATAATTACATTTCAAAAATAATAGGAGACCAAACTCTAACCATTAGAGGA